GGCGGGGAGGCCCCAGATCGTCCTGGGTCCGGGCATGCCAGGGGGACCGTAGATGTAGTTCCCGTTGGCATCCTTCTCCAGGTAGATCTTCTGGGCGTCGTTGGGGTGCAGCCCCACCGCGTCCGGCTCGTACCGGTCGTTGATCGTGCCGGCGACCCGGATGACCGTGATCGACTTGTGGATCGCGTCGGACCGGCTGTCGGTGCCCAGGGCCTGGGTGCCGATGCCGGCGGTGTTCAGGATCCCCTTCAGGTTCGGGGCCGTGCCGTTGCCGTTGACGAGCTGGGAGTCGAGGCGGTTGAGCGCCCCCTCCTGGAGCTCGGTCTCGAGCAGAGACTGCATCTGGGCCTCGTCCTCGAGCACACGGACCGTGGCCGGGATGAAGTGCCCCAGGCTCTGCACGTTGATCGTGCGGACCGCGTAGACGACCGCCGATTCGGGCAGGGCACCGTCGGAGCCGCTCGTGGCCTCGGCCGTCTCGGCCGCGGCGTTCGTGCGGCTGGTCTGCTCGACGTAGTCCACGGCATCGCTGTTCGTGGTTCCCGTCGAGACCAGCGGCAGGATCCGGTTCGGCCTGAACGGCAGGTCGGTGTAGAGGCCCAGGATGCGCTCGGAGAAGACCATGGCGCCGCCCGAGGTGTCCGAGGCGCCCGTGACGAGCGTCTTGAACTCCGCGGCGGTCATCACCTCGACGGCCTCCATGTTGATCTTCTGGCCCGGCGACCAGGTCGCCAGCTGCCCCGACTCCTTCAGGGCCTTGTACTGGTCCGAGTCGACGAAGGACTTCGCGGCCTTGGCCAGGATGAGGGCCGGCGATCCGAACATGGACGGCCCCTTGAAGTCTGAGGCCTTCGTCTCCCTCGGCGGTTCGCCGGGGCCGTTCGCGCCCCACGTGGCCACCTTCGCCAGCTGGTCCTCGAGGACCTTCACTTCCTGGGCGACCGTCGAGTATTCCTTGTGGACCGAGTCCATCTTCTCGAAGGTGCCCTGCTCCATCAGGTAGACGACGGGATCCTTTCCGGCGTCCTTCGCCTCCTTCGTGGCTTCCTCGCGCGCCTTTACGAACGTGGCCCACTTCTGCTGGGCCTCGTCGCGCTTGGCCTTGAGCGAGTCGATGATCCGGCTCGTCAGCTCGTTCTCGAGCGTGGCGGTACCGGGCATGGTGAAGATTCACCCCCTCTTTCGGTGAGATCGTCGCTCCCCGGGATCGGGGAGTCGGTTGTTACTCCGGGTAGGCGAGCAGGAGCTCGGCGACGTGCGCCTCGTCAGGTTCCTCGCCCTTGCCCCCCTTGGGGGGGTCCTCGGGCTTGACCTTGCTCTTGCCGTCGTTCCCGGCACAGTCGGCCCCGAGCGACGTGGCCGCATCGTGGACCTGCTGAACCAGCTCCAGGTCGGCCGCTGAGTTCCGCCGGCCTTCCTTCGATCGAGCGGAGCGGCCCATGAGCTTGGCCACCACCTGGGCCTCGATCGCGACCTCGACAGGATCGTCCATGGTCACGGTGCCGTCAGACGCCATCTGGTAGGTCGCTTCCCAGTACCTCATCGCATCCGATTCCCAGTCGTACATCGAAAAGACGACCCGGTCGAGATAGGTGGCTTCCAGGTTCGGCCACCCCGGCATGCCGGCGGCCCATCGGGCGACCGCTCGAAAGACCACATCCTGGCGCTCCTCGAAGGAGCCGGGGATGTACACCCAGGCCTTCACGCTGACCAGGCTGGTCTCGCGATTCATCCCAACGCCAACGGGTCCCACGTCGTAGACCTCCTTCACCTCCGAGATGTAGCGGATGCCGTCCTTCAGCTCGGCGCCGCCGTCGGCAATCTCATATGAGAACGAGAACTCCTGTCCCTCCGGATCGAAGGCGAAGTCCGACAGCACATCCTTGGAGATCTGCTTCTCGAGGTTGTGTTTGGCCCGGATCCAGAGGCCCTCGGCGATCTCCTTCCAGTCGAGGACCTTCCCGAGACGCTTCTCGACCGACCAATCGTGGTTCGGGACGTACTTCGGCGGCCGCGGCTGGGAATCGATGGCCTTCTGAAAGGCACCGGGGAGGACGACATCGCCGCCCTGATCCTGGTTGCCGAAGACCGAGGCGATGAACTCGACGACGCCCTGCAGCTGGTCGATGTTCTTGACATGGATCCGGAAGGTCCGCTGTCCACGCATCGGCTACTTGGCCTCCTTGCCAATCGGGGCAACCAGCGATGCCCGAAGCCTCGACATGCTTTCACGCAGGATCTCCGGGGAATCGGCCCCGTGGATCGTGTCGGCGACGAGCCCGGCGATGGACTTCGCCCAGCTCTTCACGGCTTCATCGGATCGGTCGAGGTCCTGGCAGAGCTCCCTGGCGAAGCGGTCGGGTTCGAACCCGTTCTGCCCGGCGCCCACCTTCGACGCGGCGTATCTCTCGGCCCGGTCGAGCGCATTCATCAGGATCGCGATCGGTGGTCCCTTCCCCGGCTGAGGCGTGCCCTCTGAGATCGGGTACTCGTTGATCGGCTTCCAGAGCGTGTCGGCGAGCGGAGAGTCGATCCGCGGGAGCCCTTCTTTCGCCCGGAGCTCGTTGTCCGTGTAGATCCGGCGAAGCTGGGAGTACGCATTGGCCCGCTTCTCGATGTCGCCCTGGAGCACGTCGCCGAGATCGAAGTTCAGGAAGATCTCGGGCCAGACTTGGGCCAGGACCTGGACGTAGAACTCCTCTTCGAACACCGTCATCCAGGGCGGCAGCGTGTCCTGGTAGAGCATTCTGTGCTGTTCGTCGATGTTGGAGAACGTCGCCTTGTCCAGGATCTGGATCATCGGAGGCGGCATGTCGTAAGCGCCGGCGACTTCCTCGCGGTGCAGCTTGCGGAGATCGACGAGCGCGGCATCGATCGCCGAGAACGAGAGCGGCTCCCACTTCAGACCCGAATGCATCACGGCGATCCGGAACGCGTTGTCGACCCCGCCGTAGATCTGCTGGAGCTCGTCGCGGACCAGGTCCACCTGAGTCCGATTCATCGTCTTGTCGGTCGTGACCGCACCCGACGGACGCCCGGCGTTCGAGAAGATCGCCGTGGACCACCGGCCAGCGGCATCCTCGTTCATGAGCGACCGCCGCAAGGGCTCGACCGGGGAAACCCCCACCAGCGGATCTTGATGGGAGATCGGTGACCAGTACCTCAGGTGCAACGCTCGGTCGGCGTCGAACGGGATCGGCCCGATCGGCGAGTGGTAGATGTAGACCTCGGGGTCCCGGCGCCCCTTCACCTCGATGAGCGGCCACGGGGCCGGCCAGATCTCCTGGATCTCGCCGTTCGGCGGGGCGACGACGTAGGCGATGCTGTTCCCGTAGAGGGCCAGATCCGCGAGGAGCCACTGCTTCCATCGGAAGGGCGACATCTTCCCGGCCGGCTTGCGAAGCACGTTCACGAGCGGGTGATCTCTCAGCCGTTCCGGGTTCCCTTCGGCCGAAGTCGTGTACGCGAAGAGCGGCAGGCGGGCGATCCCCTTGGAGATCTTGTTCACCGCTGCTGCCAACCAGGGCTGCGTCCGATACAGGCCCGCGTAGGTCGCGTAGAGGTTCACGCCCACGAGTTGGACCGAGCCGGATCCGGACCAGCGGGATCTCTCTGGATGCCCGCCGGCGAGCGGGTCCTCCTTCAGGCCGATCCTGTTGCCCGAGGGCGTCAGCAGGACCGTCACGAGGAGATCACCTGCCCCACTTCGGTGAAGGCCAGAGCCAATCCATCGCGGTTCAGATGCTCGGCGCAGAGCTGGACGTGGGTAGGTATCCCAGGTCCGACCCTCGCGAAGTGCGGCGTTCGGCCAGACGTACAGCCCGGAACCTCGCAGTCGCCCCACGGCTCGCTTAGGCCCTCGAACCGCGCGTGGTCGAGCTCGTACTCGCGCTGGTGTGCCTCGGCCTCCTCGGGGGTGTCGTGGCCGGGACAGCCCTGGGCGCAATAGCCCTCGGGCCAGACCCGGCCGTCGTTCATGTTCGTATAGCGCCACTTCCCGGCATCGGGACGATCAGCCTTCGGATCGATCTGTCGAGCCTGGTGGTAATTCATCGGCCCCTCGCGATGAGCTCCTGGCCGGGCGGCATCCGCCTCAGCAGGTCAGTCATCACACGCCGGCCGGCGCCCTTCTTCACCAGACCCTTGGCTAGAGCCCGGCGGTCCTCGCGGTTGCGTGCGGTCGTTACCCCCGGCTCAGCCTTCGCTCCCAGCAGCTCCTCGACGCGGGCTCGCCTGTTCACAAGCCCGATTGGACGAAGCTCACGTTGGAGCGCTCGAGGATGATGTCGCCGGCGAGCGGCGTTCCCTGTGCCTCTGGCTCGCTCTCGTGCAAGAGCTGAGCGTGAGTCAGGACCAGGTTCGCCCGGTAGACGGCCAGGAGCACGCCGAGGATGGACCGCCCGTCCTTGGTGTGGACCACGACCTTCTCCTTGATCCGGATCCGGTAAGGCATCAGACCGCAGTCACCATCGATTCCACGTCGAGCTCCTCGGTCCGGATGGCCCCGTCCACGGCCATCACTAGGGCCACGATGCCGTCGATCCGGCCGTTGGATTTCTTCTTGTCCGGCTTCACGTTCTCGTTCGAGTCGGTCATCCCAACGGCGTTGTTCGCGTTCATCCGTAGGATCGGGTTCCCGCCGTGGCGCAGCCGCCCCGCCTTCACCATCCGCAGGACCGCCTTGGTCCCGGCCGAGAGCGGCCCGATCTGCTGGGAGATCGGGTTCGCCTCGAGGCCGCCACCCTCGATCCACTGACGCATCTCCTCAGCGCCCCACCGGTCGTAGCCAACCGACCGGATGTCGAACGCCTGGGCGACATCGTCGAAGACCGCCTTGATCGCCCCGTAGTCGATCACGGGTCCATCCGTGGCCACCAGGATCATGTTCCGCCGCTCCCAGGTCCGCAGCAGCTCTCCGCGGCGAGGATCCCCGATTCGATCCGCTCCCTGGCGGTCGGCCCACCAGTCAAAGGGAAGCGCATCGGGGCGGCGAGTCTGGGCCCACACGTTGTACGGCAAGCCGTCCCGCCTGCT